ACAAGGACCACAAGGTCCGATTGGTATACAAGGGCCACAAGGTCCGATTGGTATACAAGGACCACAAGGTCCGATTGGTATACAAGGGCCACAAGGTCCGATTGGTATACAAGGACCACAAGGTCCGATTGGTATACAAGGGCCACAAGGTCCGATTGGTATACAAGGGCCACAAGGTCCGATTGGTATACAAGGACCACAAGGACCACAAGGTCCGCAGGGACCACAAGGTCCGATTGGTATACAAGGACCGCAAGGGCCGATTGGTATACAAGGCATACAAGGACCACAAGGGCCGATTGGTATACAAGGACCACAAGGACCGCAAGGGCCGATTGGTATACAAGGCATACAAGGACCACAAGGGCCGATTGGTATACAAGGACCACAAGGACCACAAGGACCCATAGGTAACACAGGCGCTCAAGGGCCGCAAGGACCAATCGGCAACACAGGACCACAAGGACCACAAGGACCCATAGGTAACACAGGCGCTCAAGGGCCGCAAGGACCAATCGGCAACACAGGACCACAAGGACCAACCGGGCCACAAGGGCCGACTGGACCTTCTACTATAGTAAACGCTACAGACAATAATACCGCAACAGTGTTATATCCTGTGATGGTGGGAGCAGCAGGAACAAATCAAACTCCTAATGTTTCGACATCAAAACTTACATTTAATGCTAGTACAGGCACTCTAACAGCAACAGGAGGAATTCAAAATACTCCTATCGGAAACGGAACAGCTAGTTCTGGTACATTTACTACATTAACAGCAGATACAGTCGCGTCAACTAATAACGGTAATGGTACTAATTTTAAAGTCGGCGATGATACTTGGATCGGCGACATTAATATAGCTAACACATTAAGAATCACAGGTCAGCAAGACGGCACTCAAGCTTATATAGTTTTTGGTAACAGTAATGCAGTATCATTGGGTCGTAGCGGCACAGGCGCACTAACGTATCAAGGACAATTTACAGCACAAGGCGGAATACAGAATACGCCAATCGGAAATGGTACTCCTAGCACAGCTCAATTCACAACTATCAACAGTAGTGGTTTATCAACCCTAAACAGTTTTTACGCAAATACCAATTCCACAGTGGCTGGTAATTTAACTGTTGTTGGTAATTTGGTAGTCAGCGGTAATGTTATAACAACTGGTTCGAATAATACATATTTCACTGACAGTATCATTGAACTTCACACTCTGCCGAACTTAGCCAATCTAACATTCAATGATTGCAAAGACATAGGTATTAGATTCCATTATTATAAAACAGATAATCAGAATGCATTCTTAGGCTGGCAAAATGAGACTGGTTATCTTGAGTGGTTAGGTGCAAACGTGGACGAGGCTGCCAATGCCAACGTCATGACCGGCACTTATGGTACATTTAAAACTGGCGAATTAATTCTAGCTAATTCAACTATTTCAACTTCTACAGGATCGGGTGCATTAATAGTTGCTGGTGGTGCTGGAGTCGCTGGAAACATCTATGCAGGTAATTATTTTTATGCTAATGGAACACAAGCTGTAGGACCACGTGGCCCGCAGGGACCACAAGGCCCACAAGGTCCCATTGGTAACACAGGGCCACAGGGTCCGCAAGGACCAATTGGTAACACAGGTCCACAGGGTCCGCAAGGACCAATTGGTAACACAGGTCCACAGGGACCGCAAGGTCCATTCGGTAACACAGGCCCACAAGGACCACAAGGTCCGATCGGACCAATTGGTAATACAGGATCACAAGGACCACAAGGCCCACAAGGCCCAATTGGTCCAATTGGTCCAATCGGTAACACAGGTCCACAAGGACCACAAGGCCCAATTGGTACAATTGGTAACACAGGTCCACAAGGACCGCAAGGCCCAATTGGTCCAATTGGTAACACAGGTCCACAAGGACCACAAGGACCACAAGGCCCAATTGGCCCAATTGGTAACACAGGCCCACAAGGACCGCAAGGCCCAATTGGTCCAATAGGTAACACAGGTCCACAAGGACCGCAAGGCCCAATTGGTCCAATAGGTAATACTGGTTCACAAGGCCCGCAAGGCCCAATTGGTCCAATAGGTAATACTGGTCCACAGGGACCGCAAGGCCCTATAGGTAACACAGGTCCACAAGGACCAATCGGGCCTATCGGTAATACTGGACCACAAGGGCCGACTGGGCCTAGTACAGCAATTAACGCTACAAACACTACTACATCACAGACGACTTATATTGTTGGTGTAACTGCGGCCGGTTCAAATCAAACACCTTTTGTTTCCGCAACAAATGCAGTCTACTTTAATCCAAATACTGGTACGTTGTATGCTGTTGCCAAATCTTTCCGTATTCCTCACCCAACAAAAGATGGCAAAATGTTGGTTTACGGTTCTCTAGAAGGTCCAGAAAACGGAATCTACGCAAGGGGAAGATTAACCAATAACACTGTAATTGAATTGCCAGATTATTGGATGCAACTAGCAGATATGACTACCATTACAGTGAATCTGACACCAATTGGTCGCCATCAAAAGTTATACGTAAAGAACATTGTGGACAATAAGATTTACGTCGGCAATGAAAATATTTTTGGCACAAATACTGATTTTTACTTTATGGTGTTAGGAGAGCGTAAGGACATTGCTAAACTTCAAGTGGAGGAGTGATGGGGATAAATTACGGACCTAGAGGAAACGCCGATGGATCTTCTACTAGACCATTCGGTAGCCCGGTACAGGCCATGGTAATGGGTGCAGCTTCTGGGGGGCTTTATTATTTCAAATTCGGATCGATGTCTTCTGCTGTTGAATTAGAATTTCAAAATGATTACTATTATTCCCTTCCTTACTGTTGTGTGTTTAGATCACCATACAACAGTACTGCAACTATAAATAGGTTAGATTTAAATATTCCAATGAAGGGGTTGTTAGTTCAACGTGATACCCTAGATATTAGGGCTGCGGTATACTGGTCAACTCCGATTGTTTATAATACTTTAAGTGGTACTGGTAATAATACTGCCGACAGCGGCCATCCTTATCGCAGAGTACTACTAGGAGGCGCTGGTTCACATGGTTTATATAATACCAGTCAGCAGTCCTGTAACTGGGGAGACTCAGTTGGTGCAGTCGGTGCTGGGTGGACAGGTTCTACTTGCGGCAGTTGGCCAAATGCATTGCAATGGGGCACCGGGCAGTCTGGCACAGCAACGTATACAAACTTGAGTGGCACATGGAGTCACTGGGTTTTTTGGGGAGGAACAAATCAATGATAAAAAATATTTTAGAAGATGTAAAGTATGTAGACCCCGATCTTTCTTTGCCAGTTCCAGATGGAATGTGTAAAAATTGTATAGGTATAGAAAAACAATTAATGTGCGATAATTGTAAAGAACAGGATACCAAAAATGAATGAAATAGATTCAACTTACTGCGATAAAGAAGAAACAACACGGCGAGTTTCTTTTTGTATAATATGTGAAAACAACATATTAGATGTAATACCAAAATGCAGTCAGTGTAATTGTTCTTTGTCAATGGTAACTACATTGAGTTTTAAAACATGCCCAATCGGAAAATGGTAAAATGGCACTAGCTCAATCACCTTCAATTGTCACTAACGGTTTAGTTTTTTACTACGATATGAACAATGTTAAGAAATCGTGGTTAGGTCGTCCGGTGACTAATCAATTTACTTTACCGTCGGATAATGTAAACGGTTTTGGTGTCCAAAATAGCACATTTACAAGAATAAGGACAGGCACGTATGCTGGGTACGATATACAACCAACAGATTATGTGTGGAGATATAACGTAACTGGAAATGATTGTCCTTATCATGGGTGGGACATACCAACTACAGCCGGCGCCGTGGTTACATTTTCTTTTGATTACTATATAGACCCAACTACCACAAATTATCCAGTCACTAACTATCTGGCTAATTTCGAAAATGCAGGCAGCGGTGTAAGCGGTTCAGTCAATGATCCTACACCGTCAGTAAAAGGTGTGTGGAAACAAGCATATTTTTCATCAACTGCATCTGCCACTGGAAACTCTAGATGTTTATTGTATCCAGGTGCTTGCGGCGGCAGACTAGGAGATGCTGGATTCATTTTATATAAAAATCCACAAGTAGAGTTTAATGCTCCGGGCAGCATACCCACTCCGTTTGTTGCTGGTACTAGGTCGTCTACTCAAGCTGTTTTAGACCTTACAAATAGAAGTATAAACACAACAAATAATCTATCTTATAATAGTGACGGCACTTTTAATTTTATTGGTGGTGATGCGACAAGTACAATAACAGTACCACTTTCAACATCGTTTAATAAACTTACCGGAACTATTGGCATGTGGGTCAACCCGTCTAGTTATTCTGGATCTAATGGCTTGTTTGTAAATAGAGATGTTAATACCGCAAATGCAGTTGATTGGTTTTGGATAGGATCATGGGATAGTGCTAACGTATTTTACTTTAGATTAGGAAATGGTTCCGATTGCTGTAGTAACGACTTAACATTAAGCAGTTGGGCGTCATTTTGCCCAACAAATACGTGGACATATGTTACTTGTTCTTGGACATCTGCAGGAATATCTCGCATTTACACGAATGGAGTTTTGAGAACATCGAGAAACATATCAGCAATACCTGCAACTAATCCGTCAGCTACAGGAAGAATGGGGCTTGGGCATGAATCACCTGGAAGTTGGAATGGAAAAATTGCAGCCGCTCAAATTTATAATAGACAATTAACTGATTCTGAAATTTTGTCTAATTTTAACTCAATGCGTGGAAGGTTTAATGTATGATAGAAGATGTTGCAAATTTTGATGTATTAACAACAGACATTGAAAAAAATGAAAGAAGTTCTATTTGTAATTCATGTGATGAAAATAAAAATGTAGGTGAATCATCGTTGTGTATGAAGTGTGCATGTCCGATTGATTATGTTATCAAGTATAAATTTAAAATATGTCCTTTAGAAAAATGGACAGTAACTGATTAACTAATTTATGATTTATAAAATTAACGGAAAAAGCTTAACGGGTGCAATAGTAAATGGTGGTATGTTTATTGCATTTTCGTATGACGGCACGTTTGCATTGGTAAGATCTCAAGACCCTATCAGTGACGCATTAGAAGCTTATGAAGAATCAGAATTACAAATATTGTTTAACGATCCGTTATACAAACAACCATGTAAGGATTGCTAATGGGTGTATTTTCTGGACCAAATTTAGTAACAAATGGACTCATATTAGATTTAGATGTACAAAATCGTAAGTCTTATCTACGATCTATAAACACCTCACTGTTGAATACTAGTGCGTGGGCTGTTGGACAATCGGACGGGGTTGATGTGTATTCTGCGAATGGATCAGCCGGCGAAAATGCCAGAGTGTCTGGCACAGATCCATGGGGCAATACAAGTACACTTTGGGAAACAAGGGCCAGCGGCAACGGCAATGATGACGGCGGATGGAATTCCGCAGCTCTAGCTATAGATCGTACAAAGTTATATAGATTTTCTGTATGGGTCAAAAGAACTAGCTCAACATCCGGCGGAACGTTTTATCTTGGAACTGGGTCAGACGGGGGAGTATTTTCTACTGCTGACGGAGCAGAAAAAGGCAATCCTTATTGGGAATGTATAGGTACTAGTGCGTTGACACAGAACCAATGGTATTTGGTTTGTGGGCACATTTATCCTTATGGTACTTCTTACACAGGAAATCATCCAGACACAGGATACTATATTCCCGGCAGTGTAACGAAAGTTTCTAATGTTGGCTTTTGCAATATTGTCAGCGATTTAAAATGGGGAGCTAGTAGCACTTGGGGCCAGCATCGTTGCTATCATTATTATTGTGGTGATTCGACAACAAGATTGCAATTTGCAGATCCTAGAGTAGATTTATGTGATGGCAACGAACCTTCTATTAGTGAATTAGTTAATAATGGTGCTTCCATGTTAATGGATGGTAGTGGACGCAATAATCATCATTGGTTATCTAATGGTTTTATTCCTACTGCCTCTGCACCAACAAGAGTTCAATTAGATGGCACAAATCATGGATTTATTAGAAATGCTGCATTAAATGGAGTAACAAACAATTGCACCGTAGTTATCTATTATAAAACCACAGACACTCAAGAATTGTGGGTGCGCGGAAATCAAAATAACAGTGTCTATCTAAGTGCTAGTGCAAGTAACAATTATTATCATTCTGGCGTAGGTTCACCTACCAACTTTGTAGATTTAAACACTGTTGTTAGACCTGACAGCCCAGTAAACTATAGAAATGGTGCATATCACATGTGGGAAGCCAAAGGTGTTGATTTTAGTGGATGGACATATTTTGACTGGTTTTTATATCCAAGCGGTTGGCAACTTGCGGGAGATGTATCTAAAGTGATGGTCTATAATCGTATAATAAGTTCAGACGAATCGGCCCAAAATTTTGCCGCACTGCGGACCAGATTCGGAATCTAATAAATATAACATAAGTTGAGAACCTACAATGGCAAATAGTGATAAGAATATTTTAATAACACCGAACATCGGTTCAAGCACTGGTGATCCCACTATTACCTTTTCTGGCGCCAATGCCAGTGTAGGCCCACAAAATATATTTGCCAGAGTATATCCAACTAGTAACGGTACATTGAGTTTTGAAGGCAGTGCAGGGCAATTATTCTCTATAACAAACAACTTAACTGGCACTATTTTCAGCGTTAACGACGTTTCGGGTATGCCCAGTATCGAAGTACTGGACACTGGTATAGTTAAGATAGCACAGTATTCTGGCAACGTGCTCATGGGCGGCACTACCACAGACGGTGTCAGTAAATTACAAGTAACTGGTGCAGCCAACGTAAGTTCACTACGTATTGCAGGTTACGGACAAGTTATTAACAGTTCCGGAGTATGGACTGGTCCTAGTTCAGGATTAGTGGGACCACAAGGTCCACAAGGTCCAATTGGGCCGATCGGTCCTATAGGAAACACAGGGCCACAAGGTCCACAAGGTCCAATTGGGCCAATTGGCCCAATTGGAAACCAAGGACCAGCAGGACCAATCGGTCCCATAGGTAACACAGGGCCGCAAGGGCCGCAAGGTCCAATTGGTCCAATCGGTAATCAAGGCCCCGGAGGTCCTGCAGGTCCTGCAGGTCCTGCAGGTCCTGCTGGTCCGATTGGGCCAATTGGTAATACAGGACCACAGGGCCCACAGGGCCCAATTGGCCCAATTGGGCCAATTGGTAACACAGGACCACAAGGTCCCACAGGTCCTAGTACTTCGATCAATTCGACTGCTACAACTTCTGCCTCCACACATTATCCTGTGTTCGTTCTTGGAACAGGAGCGCAAACACCGTTTATACGAACTACAGCAACAGCGTTTAGCTATGTCCCTAGTACCAATGTGCTTACAGTCACTGCAACAAATGCACGTTATGCTGACTTGGCCGAACGTTATTTGGCAGATCGTAAATATGATCCAGGCACTGTTCTTCAGTTTGGTGGCGATAAAGAAGTTACCATTGCTGGAAAAGATATGACCCCTAAAGTTGCCGGAGTTGTAACGTCAAATCCTGCATATTTAATGAATGTATTCTTAGAAGGCGAAATGGTAGCAGATTTGGCACTGCAAGGCCGGGTGCCTACCAAAATTATAGGTCCTGTGGGCAAAGGTGATCTAATGGTTGCTGCTCCGGGTGGGTATGCAAGGTCTGAAGTTGACCCAAAGCCTGGAACAATTATCGGTAAAGCATTACAAGACTTTGCTGCTACACCAGAAAATCCTAGTTCGATAATAGAAGTTGTTGTTGGTAAACACTAAAAATAATTTGAATAAAAAGGCTTTTACGGTCTTTTATTCACATTAAATATCGTGTATAATCAACTACTATGACAACATTACATATTCTATCTAATCCCAGTGCCATTACGCATACACGCTATAGAATGGATCCGTTTAATGTAGCAGCATTAAAGTTTATCGAAAATATGAAACAACGCGGATGGAACATGATCCATTACGGACACGAATCTGCAGAAGTTGACTGCGATAATGAAGTCTGTGTAACCAATGAAGAATTTGCTCCACCCAACGATGGCAATCTATTTCCCCACCGCAAAGATTTAGAAAATGCCTATAATCAAAGAGCCATTGACGCAGTAGATCGTCGAAAAAAACCTGGAGATATGTTGTTAGCATTTTACGGACTAGCCAACAAACCTGTAATGGATGCACACAGCGATTTAAAATTATTAGAACCCAGCATAGGGTATCCCCCCGAAACAGTGTACACTCAATACAGAGCGTTTGTTAGTTATAGCCAAATGCATTACTATTATGGCCTGCATCGAATGTTATTAAAGCCCAGTTGGTATGATGCAGTGATTCCCAATGCATTTACTCCCAGTGAATTTGAGTTTAGAAAAGACAAAGAAGATTACTTTGTTTATTTAGGTCGAGTTAATTATGATAAAGGAATCGATCTTTGTGTTCAAGTAACAGAAAGATTGGGCAAGAAACTTTATATTGCTGGCCCGGCCACAGATTTACAACATCTAGGTTATAGGACTATACCTAAACATGTTGAACTGGTTGGGTATGTAAACCCCGAACAGCGTAGTAAATTAATAGGTGGCGCACAGTGTCTAATGTGTCCCACTCACTATATTGAGCCATTTGGTAATATTGCTGCCGAAGCACAAATGTGCGGAACTCCAGTGTTGGCCACAGATTGGGGCGGCTACGTAGACAGCATAGTACACGGAGTAACTGGATTTCGATGCAAAGATTTTGGTTCATTTGTGCGAGCAGCCGAACAAGTACATGAATTAGATCCACAAAATTGTAGAAATTGGGCCATGCAAAATTTCAGCGATCAAGTAGTTCATGATAAATTCGACGAATGGATTAATAAAATTAAAATTGATAACTTCTATCATGTATAAAATTTATAGTAAACTAGATCCTGCTAAACATCTTCACACAGTTTATCGACTCACTGATATTACAGCTCGTAACGAAGTTGCCGAAGAACATCAGTTTTTACAGTTGGCTACCTTACGCATGGACAAAGGTAAAACATTTCGTCCACATCAACATATCTGGAAACCTTCTCCTGTAAAAGAAATTATTGCACAAGAATCTTGGGTAGTGATTAAAGGAAGTGTTGAAGTTAGTTTTTACGATACAGACGGTGCGCTATTAGAAAAGCAAGTTATCAATGCAGGCGACTGTAGTATGACCTTTGAAGGAGGTCATACGTATTTGATATTAGAAGATGATACTGTAGTTTATGAATATAAAACAGGTCCGTATCAAGGTCAGGCACTGGATAAGGTGTTTCTATGATACTAGGAGACGATGTTTACATTAGTCCCAGCGCAGAAATACGCAGACCCGAACTATGTAAGATTGGTAATCATGTAGCCATAGATAGTTTTTTCTATTGTACTACTAATTTAGACATCGGGGACTATGTACACATTAGCCCACACGTAGCAGTAATCGGCGGCAAAGAAACTGCACTGTATGTTGAAGATTTTTGTTTTTTAAGTGTTGGTTCTAAGTACATTTGCGGCAGTGAAACGTTTCACGGACAAGGATTAATCGGTCCATTGATTCCCAAAGAATATCAAGATGAACAACAGTTGTGGCCAATTACACTAAAAAGATTTAGCGGTGCATTGGCTAACAGTGTTATACTGCCCGGAGTTACTCTTGCTGAGGGATCTGTGTTAGGGGCCAATAGTTTGCTTAAAGAAGACACTGAGCCCTGGACAGTGTATGCAGGCAATCCTGCCAAACCTATTCGTAAACGCAGTGAACACAAAGCATATGAGTATGCAGAAAAATTAGGATACAAATACCGATGACTAAATTTAACAGTTGGCCTAGCGGCAAGTTACCAAAAGAGTTTCAGCGTCCTGAACTTGATGCAGTAAAACAACTAGGATATCACTGGGACGATCCCAGAGATGTTGTAGGGATATTCGAACGCAAAGTAGCAGAATTTGCAGGTGCAAAGTATGGCGTTAGTGTAGATTGTTGTACTCATGGGGTGTTTCTAAGTTTGAAATATTTAAATGCACAAGGGCCAGTCGAAATACCTAAGCACACATATCAAAGTATTCCTATGCATATTAAACATGCTGGATGCTATCCTACTTTTAGAGATGAACAGTGGAGCGGTGCATATCAATTGAAGCCTTATCCAGTGTGGGATGCTGCTACTCGTTGGCGTAAAGGTATGTACCTCGGTGGTATGCACGTAGTAAGTTTTCAAATTAAAAAACGTATTCCCATCGGCCGCGGCGGAATGATTCTCACAAATGATAAACAAGCATATGACTGGTTATGCAAAGCAAGATATGATGGCAGAGATCTTGAAGTAAGTCAATGGGACGATGACGCAGACATATGTGGATGGCATATGTATATGACTCCCGAAGATGCAGCCCGTGGTATTATCTTAATGGATCAAGTACCCGATGACACACCCGACTGTGGTAGTTGGGAAAGCTATGCAGATTTAAGTCAAAAGAAATTGTGGAAAGAATAAGATGAAAAAGAAAGCACTGATCACCGGCATTAACGGCCAAGATGGTAGTTATCTGTCAGAGTATTTGTTAAGTTTAGGATATGATGTGTATGGTATTGTTCGCCGGCACAGTGTTCCCGAAGGGCAAAGCAGTAGACTAGAACATATTAACGATAAGATTACACGCATCTATGGCGACCTCACAGACGAAATGAGCATTGCCAGTGTAGTAAATCAAGTCAGACCTGATGAAATCTATAATCTGGGCGCCATGAGTCATGTGCGTATTAGTTTTGATATGCCAGCATTTACTATTAAAACAAATAGTTTAGGTGTGTTAAACATGTTAGAAGCTTACAGACAATTTTGTCCTGAAGCAAAGTTTTATCAAGCCAGTAGCAGTGAAATGTTTGGTAACAGTATAGATTCTGATGGAGTACAACGATTAACTACACCAATGACTCCGGTCAGTCCATACGGGTGCAGTAAAGTTATGGGGTATAACTTAACTCGTCATTATCGAGATGCTTACAAGTTACATGCTTGCAACGGAATTTTGTTTAATCATGAGAGCCCACGTCGAGGCACAAATTTTGTAACCAACAAAGTTGTTAAAACAGCAGTAGAAATTAAACGAGGGTTAACAGATAAATTAGAACTTGGCAATTTGGACAGCAGTAGAGATTGGGGACACAGTTACGATTATGTTCGAGCCATGCATTTAATCATCAACAGTGACACACCAAGAGATTGGGTAGTAGCCACAGGGCAAAGCCATACTGTACGTGACTTATGTAAATATGTATTTGACAGTTTGGATATGAACTACGAAGATTATGTAGTGCAAAATCAAAAATTTTTACGACCCGAAGAATTAAAATTCCTTAAAGGGGATAGCGCACCTATTCGCAGTGAATTGGGGTGGAAACCAGTTTATACTTTCGAAACAATGTTGGATGAAATGATTACACACTGGATAAAAGAAATAAAATGAACAATCATGTATATGTAATGCCTGGTGGTGGCCCTTTCAGTCGATTCTTGCAATGTGGCATTATTCCACTGGCTGACGTAGAATTTGACAATGTGTTTTTAACACTAAGTCCTTTTGAAGAACATACCAACAATGATGAATATCTCGAAGAAGCTGTAGGGCATATAGTAAGAAATAGAACAGCTATGCAAAGTTACGGGATAGAACGTCCCTATGACCATATCATGGGATACGTACTAAATCAGACTACAGATAATACCTATGAGTACAAAGGTTTTTTGCCAATTGGTAAAATGTACACAAAAGATAATCCCATAGAAGACAGTAATAGATTGTCTGACTATAAGCGTGTGCTTAATAAGATTCATATTAATAATGAAATTACCACCAAAGTGGATAACTTATGTAAATTAGTTAACATTAATTCGCGCACTTTGGGTGTTCACGTCAGAATGACCACTATGGCAGTTCATACTAATTATAATCCAATTACGCATGAAGATTATTGTCGAACTATCGACAATCAGCTAGCCACGGGTGATTGGGACGGTTTGTATGTAGCAACAGATAACGTTGAATCTTTAGTAAAGATGGAACAACGATACGGAAACATAATTCGTTACTATCCAAATTTATGGAGATTGCCCACAGAACAAATCACAGAACGTTGGCAATGGTCCTGGGAATACGATACATTTTTTCATAAAAGATTTTGGCAAGAAAGTTTTATGGAAGCAATGACATTGGCTCGTTGCGGCGGCATGATATGCAGAGACAGTAACTTTAGTAATGCTGCTGTGGTGTTTAGTAATAGCTTGAAGAGGATAGTACGAGTTTAAAATGAATCATGCATTTTTTGTTACCTCAAGTATCGAGTTAGATCCTACTCGCAATTTTAAAGGAACAAAGAAACGCACGGTCTTTTCTACCAATGAAAGACTGGTTCAAACAATTAAAACTATAACCAATCTTCGAGAGAAAGATCCAATAGCACCTATTTACTTAATAGATTCGTCTGCAAGGACGTTTGATCAATTAAATTGTATAGGCGTAAAGAATCTTCATTATATTAAACTACAAGAACTAAATCCTGCGGTAGCAGACATAGTAAGGACTCATTCGTCGAAATCATACTGCGAATGTTTAATGATACTGGAATTTTTTAAACATTATAAAAAAGAATTACAAAAATATAACTTTGTAACAAAGATATGCGCTCGTTACACACTGTCGGATAATTACAATACAGATTTGTTTACACCCGAAAATATAGATAAGTTTTTTATGAAAAAAGAACTTATGTGGGACAATGAACATATTAATTTTTTAACAGAAGTACAATTGCCTCGGGATTTATTAGTTGACAATAAACTTTATGGATTTTATACTGTAGCACATGCCATGGGTAATCAAAAAATTGATCAGTACGAAGCAATAATGGCAGCATCTGCACAAATGGCAACAGAACACGGCAAGTATTATCATCAAGACGTTGAATATACATTGCATCTATATTTGAGATTATTTGGCCTTCTTAACGATGTAATTATTGTCGATTGGACTGTAGACGGCCGCTGCGGTGTTACTGGGGATTGGGTGAGGTATTAAATGCACATTATTAAACAAATAGGATATATGCCAGGGTACGGACTCGATAGTCTGCACCGTTTCACAAAACAATTTGATAAACGTATTTCGGTCAGCATTGATAATATTAATAGTTGCCCAGACGCAGAATTCAAAGTGTTAATGCAAAGTGAGCCTCCTAATCTTTATATAATGTTTTGTGGGTTGGTACAACAAAATTATCAAAATTTTGATTTGGTATTAACATACGATGATAGGTTGTTGTCTTTGCCCAATGCAGTAGAATTTTGTCCCGTTGGATCTTGGATATCTGATGATTTAAAACTAGAAAAAAGAAATCAAATTAGTTATATGATGAGCAGCAAATTAAATGGCACTGCTTATCATATGAGATATATGATAATGCGGCGATTCGAGAAAATAAAATCTATAGGCGAATTTGATTTGTTATGGCATCGTAGTCCCCCTAGGGTACCCAGTAAAGATCCGTTTTTTGTAAATGCAAAATTTAACATTGCATGTGAAAATCAAATTATGACAAACATGTTTACTGAAAAATTGTTGGACTGTTTTAAAACTTTAACGGTGCCCATTTATTATGGATGTACAAACATTGAAAAATATTTCAATCCCAAAGGCATTATTCAATTTAACACAATAGAAGAACTCGAGACCATTCTTGAAAATTTAACACCTGACGTATACGACGAAATGCTGCCATATCTTCATGAAAATTTTGAAGCAGCAAAACCTTATTGGGAAAAAACAATTTATCAAAGAATAGAAGATGAAATCGAAAAAGCTTTGAATAAGCCATCAATGGTTGAAGAAGAAAATAATTTACTTTACACAGTTTTGCTTGAATAAGTACAATATATGAAAACTAATCTATTAATCACTGATAATTTCTATAGCGACCCAGATTCTGTTAGGAATTTTGCACTACAGCAACAATTTGATGTCACCGGTAACTATCCTGGAGCAAGAACCAAAAGTTTTCTGACACCAGATCTTAAAGAAACTGTGCAAACAATAATTTGGAATGCAGGTGGTGAAGTGACTAATTGGTATGAAAAAGATGGCTATACTGGAGCATACCAACTTACCACAGCAGCAGATCGCAGCTGGATACACACGGACCATTTTAATAAATGGGCTGGTGTATTGTATCTAACACCCGATGCCCCAATAAGTAGTGGTACAGGTCTGTTCAGATATAAAGAAAATGGTGCCACTACTGCTGCTGAAATGGGTGATCGGTCTTACGATGCACAAGACATGACTAAATGGGACTTATACGATGTAATGGCCAACAAATATAATCGATTAGTTTTGTACCGGGGTGATTTGTTTCACAGTAGCTTAGACTATTTTGGAAGCAATCTACACAACGGCCGCTTATTTCAGCTGTTCTTTTTTGACACTGTTTATTGATTATGAAAACAAATTTAATTATTGTAGATAATTTTTATAGTAATCCTGACGGGGTGCGGTCTTTTGCACTCGGCCAAGAGTTTACTCAACAAGCTAATTTTCCAGGCCGCCGAACTAAATCATTTTTAAACCAAGGCACCAAAGATACTGTACAAAATATCTTACGTAATGCAGGCGGCCTAGTCACTAACTGGAATGAAACAGACGGATCCACTGGCAGTTTTGAAATAGCATTCGCGCGAGATCGCAGCTGGATACACACAGATCATTATAATACTTGGGCTGGAGTATTATATCTAACACCCGATGCCCCGTTAAGCGGCGGCACAGGTTTATATCGTTACAAAAAAACTGGAGCTGAAATTGCCAGCGAATTAGAAGAATACGAATCGCAGGACATGACCAAATGGGAATTGTGTGATATTGTAGCAAATCGATATAATCGATTAGTTTTATATCGTAGCGAGCAATTTCATAACAGTATAGATTATTTTGGATCAGACATGCAAACAGGAAGGCTATTCCAGCTTTTCTTTATTACAACAGAATTCTAAAGGGTAGTATGATTTATAAACAAATTAATTTTCTCGACCAAGACGTTTTACTTGCACTTAGAAAAAAATTCGAAACTTCCAGAGGGCAAGCTGCATTCGAAGTAAATCATATGGGACGATGGGGAAAGGGATTAGAGGCAGGATCTTATGCTCCTGTTTTAATTTTACCTATACCTGAATTCAGGGACTACTTCATTGAAAAATATCAAGCAATGGATCCGATATTCAACGAATATGCAAATCTAAATTGCTTTATGCATATTTGGCTGCCGGGCAGTCAAATCAATTTTCACCATGACGCCAGCGACGACAATCCTAGGTTGAGTAGTACAATTTACATTAATGAAAGTTGGAACTGGAACTGGGGCGGTTTATTTTTATATGACGATCCCGATACTGGTCAAGGATGGGTGTATCCGCATGAAAATTTAATGATCTGGTTTAAGCCCCCTATCTTTCATGCTACGTCAATGGTAACTTCAATTGCAGAACATCCCAGACTTAGTATTCAATTATTTTTCAACAAATACTAATATGAATTTAGATCATTGGTTTCCTAGTGTTGTGGGAAGATCTGAACACTTAGAATGGTTAGCTCCAATGTCCAAGGCAATGGACGACATTTTTAATACCCCAACGACTAAATTAAACGAAGAATTTTATTATAACGGACAGACAACTTACGGGACAAGAAATCTTACTACAGAACCACAATTTGCATCGTTTGTATCTTTTATACAGCAACAAGCTTGTAATTTCTTAGAATTGCAAGGCTACGATTCTAGCAAAGTTCCTTGGAAGCCATTTTTATTTGCAAATAGTTTTAAAGAAGGTAGTAATCATCCTAAACATTTGCACAGTCAATGTACTATTAGCGGAATATATTACATAAAAACTCCGCCAGGCAGTAGTAATATTATTTTTTATCCCAATCAGCCTTTTAAAGATTTCTTTGATTATATGTTTATGATTAAAGATTCGACCAATTGGTATAGTTTGCCTAAAACAGAATATGCGCCTTATCCTGGACTATTATTAATGTGGCCGGCTTGGTTGTACCACGAAGTGCCTCCCAATCACAGCACAGAACCCAGAACTAGTCTGGTTTTCAACCTGTAATTTTTTCGTGTACTTTAATTTTTTCTTTAATATTTTTAAATTTAAAAGTTCTATAAACTCCGGGGTGTAATGGAGTCGGGTGTAAATCTATAGGCACCCAGCAGTATCCTATGTGTTCGTGATTCAGTATTGGTACAAACTCTTCTTCTACTTTTATCAAAAAAGTATGATATATAAATCTGTTATTGTTACTGGTATATTTTTCAATGGGAATAATTTTGGCGCCGTCAATTTGACCGCCTAATTCTTCATTGATTTCTCGTTCTAACCCTTGCAGTATAGTTTCATTTGGTTCTATTTTCCCACCCGCGATTCCCCAGGTGTTAGGAAATTTTCCGTCATTTCTTAATAAGAACAAATATCTGCGAGTTAATGTGCAATAAATTAATGCACCACATCCTTCTTTTATATTGTTAGTTGCCATTTTCCTGCAGGATAAAAACCTTCATAACTTTTGGACCAGCTTGATCCATTCCACTTGTATTGGGTTCCGGTGGTTAAATTCGTTACGTAATTAATTTGAGTTTCATATCTGCTATCAAATACTACACTCCAGTGCTGCCCATTAAATTCTATAATGTCATTAGCATACGCTTCTAATAGAGTATTGTCAATGCCATACCAATTATATGCCGGTTGCGCCCCAGGGGCAGAAACATAGTCATTGACTAATAAGTATCGAGTTCCTGTAGCTAGATCCTGTAAATTTTTATTTGGTCTAGCACTTTGCGGATCTATGATAGCATTTACCGGTTCTAATGTGTTTACAGGAATAGTGTCAATGTCTGGAGTCCATAACAATGCAGTGTCGTCAACGGGATTGTATGCTACAGTGCCGATAACTTCATTACCGTCGTCGAGTTCTAATCTGATAGTACTAGTTCCATTCACCAAATTTCCATAAACATTGATCAAATCTCTCCATGGTTCAGACGGACCTTCTTTACGAGTTGTAGCGGTAAACACAATCCTGTCTCCGATGTTTCCGGTGATTAAGTTACTGGCAGTTACAGTATCTCCATTGATTCCAATTACTATACAGTTCGGCACAGTTGTAATAGTCGGACTAGCATTGCTGGTAATGCTCAATCCAGATATAACCATATTATTCGAAATTCCGTCGGTATCGGATAATATAACGTTGGCATTTGCTGTAACCGGTGCTAATAATTCTTTGACAACTTGAACGCCAAAGTCTTCTGTAACGTGCTGATCGTATTTTACTAATCGAAGCTCATTGTCAAATAGTATAACACCATACGTTAATGGCGTAAAATATTGTCGTGACAACAATTTTTCATCGTCATAAATGGCTTCGTTAATTCCGCCAGACCCGTCGAATACACTGGCAATAATCTTTTGCACAACTCCTAATTTCTTTACTAACGCAGGAGCACTGATGAAAATGGGTAATTCAAATGTTAATGTTGCGACGTCAATGGGATTATCGGCGCCGATTGGCACAGTCCTGGAACTCCAACTTACATTCGTTAGTAGAACATAGGTAATACTAGTCCAATCGATGTAATTGTCGGTGCTTTGAATTTCTAAAGCAGGATTAAACAATATTGTTAGTTGTTCTAACAGTTGTAATTTTTGTTCTGTATTACTAGTCCAGATATCCAAATTTAACGTAAGTTTATATGGCACAGGCATTAAACGTTCTACAGTAAATACATCACCCTGAGTGGTACTCATTTGACCAGTTGCGGGATCAAAGTATCTTTCTCGAAGATTTAACTTTCCTACGTAAGTTGGATTTTGCAATCTTTCTCTATCGTAGGTAAGTCCGCTAACATACACCGCCATTGCTGGAACTGCATTTAAAACATTTTCGCTGTTCTGTTGAATAATGCTAGCAACTTGTCTGCTACTGTCGCCGTATATTACAGGTACTCTTTGCAATGCGATAACACTGTTACGGTCTTTGCCAAATTCAACTTGAAAATTTGATACCATACGAATAAATTGTATGATGTATCTTCTTATTTGTTGATCGTAAAAAAAACTTTGTAAACTCATAGTTCTTTCTTTCTATTAGATGCACATATTAATTGTCAGCACGTGGAGTAAGTGCCTTACTAAGACTTTGTCTAGTTGGCAGTGTTTGTCCTTCGTTATTGACATAAGTGGAATTGTCGTTGACAAAGATACTACGCTGAGTTTTATTGTCGGGCCCTGGGGTAAGATTAGTGCGAACACCATCTTCGATTTTAGTCCATCTTGCACCGTTATAACGGAACAAACGATTGGGAACATAATCTGTTCTTAGTACATAGTCTCCGATGGTTGGGCTAGCTGGAAAACTTGTTCCGGCAGTAACAGGCCACCCGTTAGGGGGTATATCGTCGCCCCCAAGGTATGCTGGCACATTAGAGTCTGGAGTAGTTGGTTGAGTATTTGTAAAATCCAATGTTGAATCTACATATAAATTTGTTAAATCTACCGTTTGCCCAGTGGGGTCACCCGGGCTACCATCGGGGTTTATGGGCTCAATATACAAGTCATTAATGTCAGTACCACTTCTTGGCACGTCGATTTCTGCTTGCTGGATAATTGCATCATTGATGGATATAAGTTTATCTAAAGTGCTCACATAGTTTCCAATTGGTGTATTATTGGCACTGCCAGGTACAAGTTGATTAATAATATCTTTATATTCTTGACTGTCTACCAGCGGTGTAAGTTTTACTCTCCATAAATGTGGCCACCAAGTTTGGCTAAATCCTTCTGCTGCGAAACTGGCATCTTGCACTACATAATATCTTTTTAACACAGCAGGTATATCTTCATTTAATGGATAATAATCTTTTTTATGCTGTAGTTCTAATACATCTCCGCTCATAATCTTGCGACCAAGAGATGCTACAGTGTCATTAAGATGAAATGTCATGTAAACAGTGTCTGCACTTAAAAAGATACCAAATTGCTTTAAATCAAAATCGTTATCATTTACCGTGTAGACTCCACGTAAAGTGTACACTGACGTATCGTATTTTCGATCTCTATTTTCCAAAAAAAGCAAATCTTGTATGTTTAATGCACTTTGATTTTGATAAACAGGTTGAGTAGCATCTTTCCAGTATACATTAAGTGGTTGTCCTGATGTTATAGCAGAAGTAACATTTGAACTTATAGTAACAGTGTTGCTAGTTACGTTTGTTCCTGTTATAATTGTATTTGCTGCGATACCTATGCCGCTTACAGCTTGCCCAACTTCGAATGGTGCCACATTTCCAAAATACAATGTTCTGCCAGAAGTAGTTGCATTTGCAGTAGGATACGCATTTGCCTGCACATTAGTGCCGATGTATTTGTGCAACAGTACACCAGTGCCACCAATGGTAAATTCTTCTGATATTCTTTTATCAAAAAATTTGTAATCGTTTGTGTGGTTGTCGCGCCACATGCTAAGTCTAGGCATTTTTGATTCCGTTTATTGTATATTTATGGTTATGTTGACATAAAAAACCGTTTCTGCTATAATAACAAAATGGACTATCAACATCTAGAGCTTATAAACAGAATAGTCGAATGTGATAAAATAATACGAGCCTACCATTTTGGGCAGACAAGACGAGATCTTTCAAAAATGTATAATAACGTTATGTTCTTAAATAACGAAAGGGACAAAGCTCTAGTAGAATGCCGTCGAGTGGGTAGAACCACTAGTGAATACGAAAAAAAGCAGTCGGAATTAGAACTAGCATTGGAAAATTTAGAAAGCTATATAACTATGGCAATTTTAATTAAACCGGAGTAAAAAATGGCAATTGTTGCTGGAATTAAGATTAAAAATAAAGAAACTAAAATTCGAAATCCGCTTTTTGCGGACGAAAAATATACAGGTGGTGAGCCACAGTGGCCCGAGGAATCCGTGGACTGGTCGGATGAACAATTTGATAGCTTGCTTCGCCGTAGTTTCTATTATTACAACTATTATTACAATCAAAAAGATTGTAAAAAATATGTGGTAGAATGGATGAAAACTACTCCAAGTTGGAATAAAGAGCAGATTAAAGCATTTGAACGCAGTTCGGACCGAAGCATTCCAATGACAGCCTGTAGTCTTATTATGGCTCGTCGTGCTGGAATGACATTTAGGACTCGTCATACTGAATTCTTAATTAAAACGATAGACAGTGCAATTGAGCAAGCCGAACCAGAAGCACCAGTGGAAACTAGTTCAAAACCCGTTGAAGTCTACAAGCCTACAATACAAGACCGACTGTCAGAAAAAACCAGCGAACTGATCGGCGAATTGGAAGGTCTGTACGACGACATAGACAATACCACTGTAAAGTTTTACAACTGGCTCACAGACAACAACGTAGTACAAAGTCAGCTTTCAAAATACGAAAACATATATCAAAAAAGAAAAGCTGAACTAGAAGAAGCTCAACTCAAAACAGATCCTCAGCTAAAAGAAGGCTACCGTCATTACAAAGCAGCAGATTTTAAAAAACACATTAAATGGATAGATGATCTGCTGGCAGCAATTGAGCAATATCGCGGGGTCAAGAAAGCTACTAAAAAAGCAAGAGTTAAAAAGGCTCCTAGTAAAGAAAAGTTGGTGTCTAAACTTAAGTATGCTAAAGAGGACAAACTACTTAAAATCGTGTCTATTAATCCTGCAGATATCATTGGATCTCAGGAGTTGTGGATTTATAATACTAAGACTCGAAAGTTGGGCAAATATATTGCTGCCAGTTACAAACAGCTCACTATCAAAGGAACGACGATTGATGGATTTGACATTGACAAGAGTGTTTGCAAGACTTTGCGTAAGCCTGATGAAAAACTTAAAGAGTTTGCAAAAGCGGGAAAAATTCAATTGCGTAAGTTTTTGGATGATATCAAAGCCACAGAAACCAAGCTCAATGGGCGGATCAGTGCAGATATTGTGCTATTGAAAACAGCATAACGATTAACTCCCCAAACCACAGTCCTGTTAGCTAAATATTGCTAACAGGACTTTTTTATGACAGAAGTTGTAATACAACCCAATTTACGAAACGACCAGAGCCTTAGAGTCAAAAGTCTCGACGGTCCAGGTTTTATTAGCCAGGAAAGTGCAATAGCGGCTAACGAACAGATTCAAACTCTAAATCAGCTTCGCAATGAAATGACTGATTACATCCGGCTACGACTAGGTGATCAGATTGTGGATGTTGAATTAGACAAAGAGCACTATGATCTTGCTATAAAACAAGCATTAACAAAATACAGACAAAAAGCGTCAAATGCTGTAGAAGAAAGCTACGCATTCTTAGACCTGTTGCCCAACGTACAAGAATACATTTTGCCAAACAACATAATGGAAGTGCGACAGATCTTTAGACGAGGCATCGGTAGTACCACAGGAACCACAGCCAGTCAATTTGAACCATTTGCATCAGGGTATTTGAATACTTATATGTTGGTTGCTGGCAGGGTAGGTGGACTAACAAACTACGAATTATTTGCTCAGTACCAAGAATTGGCCATGATGATGTTCGGCGGCTACATTAATTATACATGGAATCGTGTGACTAAAAAACTGACTCTAGTGAGAAAAATTCCTTACGATGACGGTGTAGTAGTATCTCCAACTTCTATTACCGCAGCAAATACAGTAGTAAACAGTGTTATTACAATTGTCCTTCCAGCTCCGCAAACGAAATTAAAAGTTAATAGCAGTATATACATACAAAATTGTTCTGTACAAGGATACAGCACACAATACAGAATACAAACTATTGATCCTACCAGCACGGTGATTACAGTACTAGCCAATCAGACTCTTGGTGCAGCCAGTGTAACTGGCACTGCATTGCAAAGAACACAGATTTCTTTTCAAACATATCAGGATGAAACCAACGACTATCAGCCTGAAAGTGTGTTACTTTGGATATACAACTACAAGCCAGATAGTATGTTGCTCAGTGACCCTCAAGTCTATCCTTGGCTACAAGAGTATGCACTTGCATTTTCCAAAAGTATATTGGGGCAAGCACGTGGTAAATTCAGTACTATTGCTGGGCCACAAGGTGGCGGCCAATTAAATGGAGCAGCATTATTGGCAGAAGCTCAATCTGAAATGGAACAACTTGAAAAAGATCTATCGAATTATGTTGATGGGTCACAACCGTTGACATGGGTCATAGGATAATGTAAAATAGTAACTCCTTAGGAGTTTCTATGCTTATTGGTATTTGCGGATTAATTGGCGCTGGCAAAGATACAGCAGCAGATTATTTGGTTAATTTTCACGAATTTCGCAGAGATAGTTTTGCAGCTACTCTCAAAGATGCAGTAGCTTCGGTATTTGGGTGGGATCGCGAGTTGTTGGAGGGGCGTACTAAAGCAGCCCGAGAATGGCGAGAACAAATTGATTCGTGGTGGGCTACTCGGCTAAACATGCCAAATTTGACCCCTAGACTCATTTTACAACTGTGGGGCACAGAAGTTTGTCGTAGGGGTTTTCACGATGAAATTTGGATTGCCAGTGTAGAAAACAAAATTCGTCAAAGCAAAGACAATATTGTTATCAGTGATTGTCGTTTTCCAAACGAAATAGCCAGCATTCGTAGAGCAGGTGGCAGAGTAATTAGAATTACAAGGGGTCAAAATCCAGACTGGTTTAATGTTGCCAAACACAATCCAGAATTGATGTCGACACAATATCCTGAAGTTCATGCCAGCGAATACAGTTGGGCTTCTACTGATTTTGATTTTGTAATCGACAATAACGGATCAATTGAAGATTTGTATAGTCAACTTAAAAATCTGGTGTAATTGGACTTTCCCGCCAAGGAAGTTTAGACGCAGAAACTTCTACTCTACAGTTTAAGCAAACTGATTTTAAATTAATACTGTCAGTGTTTCTTAAATTTCCATCTAGATGAAAAACAGTCATTTGTTTTTCTGGAAATTTTGCTCGGTATCCGCATTTTTCACAAACAGATTTTTTTCTATATCCTGATCTAAACCATGCAGGCGGTATAGGTTTAAGCTTTTTTCCTTTTCTGATACAGCTATCACACATTCGTCTAAAGTGATAGCATCCTTCTACAATGTAGTTAATGGCAACCGAATTTTGATTACAAGCCGGACAAGTGGGTCGTTGCATATTTGTATTTACTAAACCTTTGCAAAGGCGAACCAAACTGCCTATATTTTTCATGTTTCGATAAATATCTTTAACAGTTTAATGAGGACATGAAACATGGCATTAGTTTCTCCAGGCGTACAAGTAACAGTTATAGATGAAAGCAATTATGCACCAGCAGCGTTGGGATCTATAGCTTATATTTTGTTGGCAACCGCCGAAAATAAAGTTGCACCAGGTGGAACTGCATTTGCAGCAGGAACATTAGCAGAAAATGCAGGCAAAGTATATACAATCACTAGCCAGCGCGATCTAGTTACTACGTTTGGAACACCAATTTTTAAAACTACAGCGGGCGGCGCTCCTATCAACGGTGATGAACAAAACGAATACGGGTTGTTGGCTGCATATAGTGCATTGGGTGTCAGCAATACCATTTATGTTCAAAGAGCAGATGTTGATTTAGGTGCTCTTAATGGTACAACTACTCGGCCTTTAGCTAATCCTTCAGCAGGCAATTTATGGTTAGATGTTGCATCTAGTAATTGGGGTATTTTTGAATGGAATGCAAGCACCAATTCATTTACACAAAAAACACCGTCAGTTATCACTTCTACTGAGTATCTTGCTGGCGATAATTTTACCCCCAATGCAACAGTGGGCACAGTGGGTGATTACATTGTTAATGCATATGATAATGAAAATCCTGTTTTCTATAAGCGATATGATAACACTTGGCAACAAGTAGGCAACATTGGCTGGCAAACTGGCATCCCAACAGTCACCGGTACACAGACAAATCCTGTGGTAGCAAGTACAAGTTATATTTTAATTAATGGAACAAACGTTTCTATTACCAGCGCGTCAAACGTAACAACAGTTGCAGCACAAATTAATTCTGCAAGCATTACAGGTATCCTTGCTCGTGTATCAAACGGGCAATTAGTAATTACAGCAAATTCTGCTGCAACAAATTCTGCTGCAAATATCCAACCAGGAGTTGGCGGTGGTAACGCTATTTCTACTTTAGGTATTACAGCAGGAACTTATCCAGCAGCCGCAACTAGCATAGCCCCATATTTCAGTGTACCAGTCTGGCAGAGCAATGCTGCTCCTACTGGCAGCGTGTGGCAAAAAGCCAGTGCGTTGGGTAACGGTGAAAACATGGCTCTCAAAGAATTTAATAGTTCAACATTGAGCTGGAACCCTTTAACTGTTAACAGCTATGCAAATGTATTCGCAGCAACGTTTGGACTAGATCCAACGGGCGGCGGATCCAACATTATCGAAGGCACTGCATTTAATCAGTACAATCCTAATGAAAATAATACATTAGCAAATCAAATTTGGTATCGTAAAACCACTGGTGCAACAATTTTAACTGGAAATACTACTTCTCCAGTTGCACCAGGTGTAGGTGCAGCATTTACAATTCAAACAAGAGCAAATGCCAGTTTGTCTACGGTGACTACTGTCTCGGTAACTGTAACAACAGGAACAATTAATGGATTAATCCAAGCTATTGCTAGTGCTTGCGGACTTGCAGGGGTCACTGACATTGTTGGCGGTGTAAATTCAAGTGGCGCATTTACCATTACTCACCAAAAAGGCGGAGATATGGTTCTGACTGACGGCGTTCAAACACCGTTGGCCAATGTGGCAATAGTAGCCGGAGCAACCAATGTTTATGCTTCTCCAGCAAATGCTAGTGTACTAATCGGCACAAATTGGCAACCGTTGAGCAACGAGAATACGTATGACAAAGCATATACAGCGTCGATAACACAGCCTTATAATGCTCCTGCTAACGGTACATTATGGTATTATAATACACCAAGCCGTGTGGATGTTATGGTAAGTAACGGAAGCGCATGGTTGGGATATCAGAATCTAAGCAGCGACATTCGTGGTTATAATTTAACACAAACAAACCCGAACGGTCCAATTATTTCTACAACCCAGCCCACAAAACAAGACGACAGTACCCCATTGGTGTTAGGTGATTTATGGTTAGATTCTAGTGATTTAGAAAACTATCCAAAATTATACAGATATCAGAATGTGTCGGGCATTAACCAATGGGTGTTAATTGATAACACTGATAGTGTAAGTCAAAACGGTATTTTGTTTGCAGATGCTCGTTGGGCTCCAGATGGTGCCGTTAACACAACCGATCCTGCAACAGATGCTATCCCAACTATTAAATCGTTGTTAACAAGCAATCATACTGATTTAGATGCACCAGATCCAGCACTGTATCCTAGGGGCACATTGCTGTGGAATACCCGTGCAAGTGGATACAACGTTAAGGAATATAGACCTAACTACTTTAGTCAACAAGCATATCCGCTAGATCCTGCACAAACAGAAACTGGCGCATGGGTCACGGTAAGTGGTTTTGATGTTACCGGGGTGCCAAATTTTGGCCGTAAAGCTCCACGTGGTGTTGTTGTTGCTGCATTGAAATCTAGCATCGACAGCAGTACAGAGTTAAGAGAAGACGCAAATCAGTTCAACTTAATCAGCTGCCCTGGATATCCAGAACTTATTCCTAACATGATTGCTTTGAATGAAGATCGTGATAATACAGCATTTATCATCGGTGATTCTCCGCTAAGATTACAAGCTACAGGCACAGCAATACAAGGTTGGGCAACAAATTCTAATGACGTAACTAGTACGGGAGAATACGGTTTAGCTACAGTTAATCCTTACGTTGGTATATATTATCCACAAGGACAAACAAATGATTTAAGTGGAACAGCAGTGGTTGTGCCATCGAGTCATGCAGTAATTCGTGCAATGATTAAGAGTGACAATATTAGCTATCCATGGTTAGCGCCTGCCGGAACACGTCGAGGTTTAATTGATAACTTAAATGCAATTGGATACATTGACGAAGCCAGTGGCAGATTCGTTAGTATTGGTGTAACACAAGGTCTTCGTGATGTTATGTACACTAATAAAATTAATCCGTTGACATTCTTGCCAGGTAACGGACTATTAATTTACGGACAAAAAACACTAAGTTCAACTCCTAGTGCATTAGACCGCATTAATGTTGCTAGACTAGTTAACTATCTAAGACAACAATTGAACGTAATCGCAAGGCCATTTATATTTGAACCAAATGATCCGATTACTCGTAATGGTATTTTAACAGTTGTAAACAGCTTGTTAAATGACCTTGTAGCAAAACGTGGTATTACAGACTACCTAGCAGTCTGTGATTCATCAAATAACACACCAGAACGTATTGCTAGAAATGAACTATATGTCGATGTTGCTATTCAGCCAACAAAAGACGTTGAGTTTATTTATATACCAATTAGGTTGAAGAACCCTGGTGAAATCCAAGCTGGCAACTTTGCATCAGCTTCAGCCGTAGGAACAGGAGCATAATATGGCAGTTTCATCGTTAACAAGATTTACAGTACCTTTAGGTGGTAACCAAAGTGCTACCACTCAAGGTCTTTTAATGCCAAAATTAAAGTTTCGTTATCGCGTAACTTTTGAAAAATTTGGTGTAAGCAACCCTAAAACAGAAATGACCAAGCAAGTCATGTCATTTGCTCGGCCTCAGGTTACTTTTGAACCAGTGGAAATTCCTGTGTATAACAGTCGTGTGTACATAGCAGGTCGTCCAAGTTGGAATGCAGTGGCAACTACTTTAAGAGATGATGCCGGCGGCAATGTAAGTAGACTGGTTGGCGAACAGTTGCAGAAACAATATGATTTTATGGAACAGGCTAGCGCAAGTTCTGGTATTGATTATAAATTTGTAACTACAATAGAAATGTTAGACGGTGCCAACGGAACTGTTGAACCAACAGTACTAGAAGCATGGCAGTTATATGGTTGTTTCTTAACAGATGTAAATTACAATGATTTAGATTATGCTAGCAATGACCCAGTGACTATTACTATGAGTATTCGTTACGATAATGCTATTCAAACAACAGGCGCAGGAGTTGGATCGCCTGGTATTACACAGTTTAACACAGCAGCAATCACAGGCTAATGTTTTAAAGTTTCAACTAAGGCCCACTTCGGTGGGCTTTTTTATTTGATAAATATTTTTATGGCCTCACTATATAATGCTGATTTAAAACCTATTCAGGCAGGACAATCCACACATCCGTATGATCATGCCACACGATTATTTTTAGCAGATAATTTTAGACTGGCGCCTAAACAGAGTTTTCTTTATTATGTAGTGATTAATTTAGATCCAAGTCAGACTCAATTAGGCGGCGGATTTCTTGGCGCTGCTTTAAGTTTTGCAGACAGATATCAGAGTCTAGAAACTGGTATGCTGGTAAAAAATGTAGATTTGCCTAAGTTTACTGTAGATACAAAAACATTGAATGCGTATAATAGAAAAAATATTATACAAACCAACATTCGATATGATCCAGTTGATATTAAATTCCATGATGACGCAGCGGATGTGATTACAAATTTTTGGAATGATTATTATACCTACTACTATAGGGACAGTGATTATTCTACAACGTCATACGGTCAACCTTACAAATATCAAAAAAGAAATAAAATAGGATGGGGATTTTCCCCAAGAAACAGTGCGCTACCAAATTTTTTAAGTAGTATTAGAATTTTCAGTTTACATAATAAAAGATTTACAGAATACTATTTGGCTAATCCAATTATTACTAATTGGAGACATGGTGAACACAAAGCCGCGGGAGATAATGATACTTTAGAAAATAGTATGACTGTTGCGTATGAAACTGTAAAATATTTTACAGGTTATGTAAATCCAGTGAGTGTAGATGGATTTAGTTTATTACATTACGACAACACTAATAGCCCAATTTCTACTAGTACTACCAATATATACAGTGACCTAGGCATTTTAGGAGCCATTGACGGTGCACCAAGAGATCTTCGCAAGCCAGACGGGTCAGATGGCTCAGGCGGCCCAGCATCTAGTTTAGTGTCGATGTATCGATTATATAATAACTTTAAAAATGTTAACTTAAACAATGTCGTCGGATCCGTTGTGGGTAACTACGGAGTGTCGGTGATAAACAATGTGTTGAATAACAGTAGTAATCCGTTTGGATTTCCAGTACCTTCCGGTGAGTCAACACAGGCAAGCTTTAATAATATTATTGGTAATAGCGGGTATGCTGTAGGAACACCCGGAACAGGAGTATCAATTGGCGGAACTCTTGCTGGAATTGCGACCGGCGCAGCAGTAAATGCAACAAATACAGTTCTGGGCGGCATTGCTTCAGCAGTGGATCGGGGAATATCTACAGCCACAGGAGCAATAGTAACTGCCGGTAGTAATGCTGTATTTGATAATGTGAACAACAACGGAGAAATTCTAATAAATCCTTCGAGCCTTCAACCGGTTACTGGGTCTACAACAGCAGCTATAGTTGACTCAACAGGCCGAGTAGTAGCACAAATTCAAACTACCGCCACGGCTTCCGGTAGCTTTAATCCCAATAATTTAACAGAAAATTTACTTTATGGTCAGAGAGTAACAGATCCTAGCGGCCAAGAATACATCAGCAATACATACAGAGATGGTACAGAAATTAGATATGATGCAGTCACTGGAAATACTTTGCAATTTATTCCCGGAGCTTCTACTGCATCAGTTATCGGTGCTCCTGCACAGTTTATTCCTTCGACACAAGATGCACGAACTCTTGCCGCTCAGGGTGCAATTTTGCCAGCTGGAGGAGTTAAGTATCAAACAGATCCGAGAACAGGTTTAGTGTATACAGTTGGTGGTACAACTAGCGCAGTGATCACTAATACCATTGCTGGAGCCACTGGCGCAGTGTCTGGTCTGTATGCAGGTCAAGCAATCAACCAGGCATTAAGCGGCACATTTCTTGGAAAATCTCTTATTGGTAGAACTATTGCAACTTCATTATCTACTGTTACCGGTGCTGCAATAGGAAGGGCTGTTAATAATGGCCTCCAGCCTATTATCAATAAAGCATCAGGATCAATCGTTCAAGCTTGGGATGACTCTGCAAATAAAGTTAAAAATGTAGTTTCTTCATGGACTGGCACTGGGGGGTATGATCCTTCGAGACCAAGGGATAATCAAGTAAGCAGTGTGCCAAACCCAGCCGGCGGATCTACAACTATATATAAAAATGGAGATGTATTATTCGAAGATCCAAACGGTGTAGTAACCCTCACTCCGGGAAATAACGATACTGGATTGCTAGGTTTTTACAACAGAGCACCAGGAGTAAACGCAGATTCAGCAGTTGCAGGTGCTCCGTACGGTTCAGTATGGACCGACTCACAAGGTACTCCAATTAATTTTGGCGGCCTCGGCGGCTCGTCATCTCAGGACAATCTAAATAGTAGTCCATACCCATTGCCGGCAATTGCAGATGACTTATCATTTGTGAATGAAACTCTGGCATTTAATAGTTACACGTCTGAACAATCTTTTATTCCTGGAGAGTCTAATCAAGGAATCATTGTTGCGGGATTTGGGGATGATGGATTTTTTGGATAATTAAATATGCAAGAACAACAGTATAATCCAGTTCAGCCTACTAATATAGGATCCAGTGGGACAACTAAAACAACAAAATATTTTAACAATTATTTTGCCGGCACAGTTGACATTGATCAAAATGTTAATGATTCTATATTAAGTTACTTTGAACAACAAACAGGTAACGCAGAAACAGCAAGAATATTAGTTCTTGCTGTAATCGAAACGGCAAAAGTTCAACGAGAAAATCCTATAGACGTCTTAAATCAGTTTCAAAAAATGCCTGCAGGAGAATTAAATGCGTTTATGGCATTATATCTTAATACTTCAAGAGTTAATACTAGCTTCTTAGGAGTAAAAACTGTTCCTAAATCTAATCAGTATGTGACGAGAACTATAATAACATGAGCAAATACAGTCAAGGCAAGTACTCTATAAAAAATCCTGACAAGTATATAGGAAAAAGAGACCCAACTTATAGGTCTAGTTGGGAATTTGCTTTTATGAATTTCTGTGATAATAACCCCGCAGTGGTGCAATGGGCCAGCGAAGCAATACATGTAAATTATAGAAATCCGTTTACAAATAAAAATACAATTTATGTGCCTGATTTTTTAATCATTTATATTGATAAAAATGGTAAACGTCACGGGGAAGTAATTGAAGTAAAGCCTACAAAAGAAACCACTATGGAAGCAGCCAGAAGTGTAAGGGACAAAGCAGCAGTGGCTCTTAACATGTACAAATGGGAAGCTGCAAGAAAGTTTTGTGCAGCTCAAGGCCTTACTTTTAGAGTTGTCAACGAAACCGATATTTTTGCTGGTACCAAAAAGCGGTAAATACCGTTATGACGAAGAAACTCGAAGTTTGATAAATAACTATATGTTCATATCAAACAAATATACTACATGGTATTATAGTATTATTAATAATGCTAAAACAAGAATCTTAGCAGTAGATGTATATACAGAAGTACATCATATAGTGCCGAAGAGTTTAGGCGGCAACAACTCAAAAAGCAATTTAGTTACGTTAACGGCTAAAGAACATTTTGTTTGTCACACTTTGTTGGTCAAAATGGTCCCCCAAGAATTGAAGAAAAAAATGGTATACGCTTTTTGGAGAATGGCCAATAGTGTTAGTAAAAGATACAAGCCAACCGCTAAAATATACGAAATAGCACGTAAAGAATTTATTGAAGCACAACTAGGTCGCCCTAACTATTTAAAGTTTCAAAAACCTGAAGCCAGACAACGAATAAGTACTTCAATGAAGAGAGTATTGTCTGACCTAAGCGCAGAAGAAAAATTTCAACGAATGAAAAATTCGTGCTCGTCTCCGGAGAGTTGGACGGAAGAACGTAAAAATAAAATTAGTAAAGCGTTAACGGGTAAATTTGTATCTGTTAGCACACGACAAAAAATGTCCGAAGCAAAAAGCAATATGTCTACTGAACAAAAATTAAAATGTGGTAATTATAATCGCGGAAAAACGTGGAAATTAGTCGACGGCAAACGTGTATGGTCAACAAAGGAGAATTAAAATTACTAAACGTCTAGAAGAACTTTTTAATTTGCCAGACAACATTCCTAAAGATTTAACTCAAGAACAAGCCACTGCGGCACTGGAAGAACAAAAATCTATGTTCGCAGACATAGACAATGCCATAGACAAAATCGATCAAGCCTTGCCTAAGGTAAAAGGGCTTGACGCCAGCGATAAAGAAATGGACGAACTAGCTGACTTGGCTAAAAATCGTTTTAATGATCTAATGGATTTGGGAATGAACATGGAAGCCAGATTTAGTGGACAAGTCTTTCAGACTGCAGGGGTATTGTTAGGCCATGCAATTACAGCTAAACAAGCTAAGTTAGATAAAAAATTAAGAATGGTGGATCTACAGTTAAAGAAAATGAGATTAGATCATCAACTTAAACAAGATGGTGTTGGTGCAGGGAATGATGCTATTGACGGTCAGGGTATTTTGCTAGATAGAAATGCACTGTTAGCACAAATATTAAACAAACCCAAGCAATAATTACCAAAATTTAATAAATATCGTATATTAGGAATGAATATGAAACCATTTAAAGACTATCTAACTGAAAGTCATAAAACATATGATTTTAGAATTAGGTTAGCCTGCGAACTGCCAGACGATCTAATCTCCAAAATTAAAACTGTATTGGAAGCTTACAAATTAGATTCTATTAGTAAACCAAAAAGATTACCGATTCAAGAAACTCCTGAATTTCCCAATATGGGACCTGTTGAAGTGAATATTATGGAGGCCAGTTTTCATTATCCTTGTACTGACGAACAAGTACGGTTACTGATTGCAGAGCGTGCAGGAATCAACTTATCATGTATTAAAGTTAACTCTAAAAATAGTCCATATGAAGCAATCTTAGATGGCACAGAAGTCAGCAATCTGGGAGGCAAGCCTGGGGAATCTGTATTATTACAAGATAATATGGAAAGAGAGCGTCCTGGAAAAGGCGGAGAAACTTTAGTGGGCAGTGAACGAATTCCTAATTTAATTAAAGAATTAGAAGAAACTCGTAAGTACGAGTACCCTGAAGTTGCCGGAGGCAAATCGCCAGCAGCAAAAACAACCAACGAATTACCGCAAGGCAGTGCAAGTCCGATCGGTACTCATAAAAATAAAATAATCAACCCACGTGGTATGAAAGCAGGAAACGGAAAATAATCATGAGTAACAACATTTATAATATTTTAAACAATTTTAATAAAGTGGCCCAAGCGCCCGTTAAGCCTGCTACACAAACACAGCCTCGGGCCAAGACACAGTTACAAGAAAGTATGGATCAAGTATTGTCAGAGAAGTACATGGGATTTAAAAAGACTGTGGCCGCTGTTAAAAAAAGCGGAGCAGACAACCCAGAAGCAGTTGCTGCCAGTATCGGTCGTAAGAAGTACGGTAAAGAAAAATTTCAAAAAGCTGCTGCCGCTGGTAAAAAATTAGGCGAA